ATATGCACCCTGCCAACTTTGACTTAGAGTGCGGACTAAGCATCCGTGTTTTAGTGATACGTTTATAACCGTAATTGCTCAAAATGCTCACTAATGGCATTTTATTGTTGAATGTGCCTATCACGTCATTATCGCTACTAAACACGCGCAAAGGTGCGGATTGTGCCTTGTAGTCTTCTTTTTCAACGTGCCACGGACACGCGCTTTTTAACACGTCTTTTGCAATATCCCATTGCGTCCATATATTCAATAATTCGGGCGGTAACTCTGGTATGTTTGACCAGTCACCCACCCACACATAAGGCTTGTTGGTATCGGGATGGATAGAAGGCGGCAATACATCCTGAGTTAAACCACCGCGCAACTCGAAAATAACGTCTGACTCTTTAGTGTTTAATTCACTAGGCCAATTAAGCGCATGGCGTTTTAATTCTATGCCGACAGGTGCTTTATAAATCAATTTAGAACGATTCAAACGCCCCGATTCAATACGCACACCATCACGCATCAGCTCAGCTAGGTTTAAACCCACTGCATCAAGTGCAATCTGTGTATGCTCGATGTTGTCAATATCTAGCGTACAAGTACCGCTCAAGCCATGAATTAAACCGATGCCGTTGTGGTCAAACAGGTTTAAATCAGTAATAGGGTTTTGTTCCCACTTATCTTGAAATGGTCTTTTACCTTTAACTAAGCACAATTTAAAACCATGCGCGTCATAACTTATCGCTGCTTCTTTATTGTTTTGCATTTTCTAATTGTCCTTCTAAATAGTCGCTAAGTTTTTTTACAGTCGGATAAGCCACGTTTTTACCCTTAGCTAATCGAAATATAGTAGCCTCGCCTATTCCTGCTTTTTTAGCAACAACAGACAAATGCCTATCTTCTAGCAGTTTTTTAATTTGTTCGATAGTTAACATTTTTTCACCTTTTTGCTGATTGATGATTGACACAATAAAACTTTATGACTAATATGTCAATCACTGAGACGTTAGAAACCAACGAAACAGTGAATCTTAAACCAACGAAACAGTGAGTATATTATGAGTAATTTATCAGCCTATAACTTCAACGCTGAAGAAGTAGAACCCTCTTCATCATTTGACCCAATCCCAGCAGGTTGGTATCAAGCCATTATTTCATCGTCCGAAATGAAAGCCACCCGTGATGGTTACGGTGAGTACCTTTCTTTAACTTTGCAGGTGATTGAAGGTCAGTATGAAAACCGCTTAGTCTTTGCTCGTCTTAACTTGAAAAACGCTAATGACAAGGCTGTCGATATTGCGCGTAAAGACTTGGCCGCTATCTGCCGCGCCGTTGGTGTAATGTCACCGCAATCAAGCGAAGAATTACACGATAAGCCTTTAATGATTAAAGTTAAAGTACGTCCAGCACAAGGCGAGTATGACGCAAGCAATGACATTGCAGGTTATAAAGGCGTTGAAGGCAACGATACACCGTTTACACCGACACCGAAGGCCACACCTGCTACGCCATCCGCACCTGCTAAAAAACCTTGGCAAAAATAATAACATTCTAGCCGTCCTTGTGGCGGCTTTTTAAATTAGGAGCAATGCTATGAGTTTTTTATCAAAAGTAACGCGCAACAAAGCCAAAACAGAGCGCGTTATTATTTACGGTGAATCAGGTTTAGGTAAAACAACCTTTTCCACATCTGCACCCAATCCTATCGTTATTCAAACAGAAGACGGCTTGGGTGAAATTGATGTGCCATGTTTTCCCCTTGCTGAATCTTATCTTGATGTGATGAAAGCGTTAGATAGTTTGGCCAACGAGGACCACGACTTCAAAACAGTGGTTATTGACAGTCTGGACTGGTTAGAGTCGTTAATCTGGAAACAGGTATGTACTGACAACAAAGTCAGCTCAATTGAAAAGATAGGCTACGGACGCGGCTACAATGAAGCGTTGGTTTTTTGGTCTTATTTTTTTGATGAATTAAACAAATGCCGTGATAAAGGAATGATTGTCATTATGACGGCACATAGCCAAGTCAACAAAGTAGAAGACCCAGAACATCTAACCTTTGACCAACACGACTTAAAACTACACAAAAAGGCCGCCGCTTTATGCCGTGAGTTTGCAGACGTTATTGGTTATGCAAGCCTTAAAAAGATTATCAAAGTTACCGAAGGCAAAGGCTTTAATGATGATAGAAACAGGGCTATAAGCACAGGTGAGCGCATTCTAAACCTAAGTGCAAGCCCTGCCTACATTGCTAAAAATCGTTATGACATGCCTGCAATAATGCCACTGTTATGGTCAGAGTTTGCAAAGCACTTGCCGAGCCAAAAATAAACACCCCTAAAGTGCGGTCATTGTGTACCGCGCAACCGAGAAACCAAACATGATTACATTAAGAGATTATCAGCAAGACGCGGTAGAAAGTGCTTATGCGTACTGGCAGAACGGCACAAGCTGCATTATTGAAGCCCCATGCGGTGCAGGTAAAAGCCTAATTATTGGCAAAATCTGCCATGACTCAATCACCCATAACGTGCGCGTTTTAGTTGTCACGCACCGTAAAAAACTATTAGAACAAAACGAGGCCGAGTTAAAAAACTTGCTACCAACAGCCAATACAGGATTTTACAGTGCAGGGTTAAACCAAAAAACGCAAGATGCACAAATCATCTTTGCAGGCATTCAAAGCATAGCAAATGCAACGATTCAACACTACGAAATACTTATTATTGACGAGTGCCACCTTGTCGCACCCAATGAAGCAGGGCAGTATCACCAACTCATTAGCAACCTAAAAGAAGTTAATCCTGAGTTAAAGATTTTAGGATTGACCGCCACCCCATACCGTTTAGATAGTGGTTATTTAACGCAATGGGAAACGCCTATTTTTGAGCGTGTAGCGTACAAAATAGATATTAAGCTACTCATAAAACGCGGTTTTTTATGCCCTGTTGTGTCGAATGGTGGTGGTGTTAAAGTAGATGTGAGCAAGGTTAAACACAAAGGCGGAGAGTTTTTAGACAGTGCGCTAGAATCGTTATACATGAGTAAAACGGTAGAGATAGTCGCTGATATTGTTAAAAAAGGCATTGACCGTAAAGCATGGCTTGTGTTTTGCGTATCAATTGAACACGCCGAGCAAGTCACCGCCGAGTTGATAAGTCATGGTGTCAATACTGCCTGTTATCACTCACAAAGCGACAATGAGTACCTGTTAGATGACTTTGCAAATGGCCGTCTACGATGCTTAGTCAACGTGAACATCTTAACGACTGGCTCTAATTTTCCGATTGCTGATATGTGCGTTTTGATTCGTGCTACCGAGTCAACAGCGTTATATGTGCAGATTGTTGGCCGTGTTATGCGTTTATATCCTGATAAAAAGAATGCACTGTTATTAGATTATGGCGGTAACGTCTTGCGTCATGGTTGTATTGATGATGTGACCGTCAAAGCCAAAGGCAAAGGCGATGGCGATGCGCCAACGAAAGAATGTCCATCTTGCGACACAATCCTACATGCCGCAGTCCGTGAGTGTCCAGAGTGCGGCCATATCTTTGAGCGTGACCCCGAAGGCAACCTTGAGCTAAACGCATTTGATGGTGCGGTATTATCAGACCAGCGCAAAATACAGCGTGTAGATGTTGACCGAGTGAGCTTTAAGATACACAAAAAAATAGGAAAGCCCGACAGTATCAAAGTGACTTATCATTGCGGATTAGCAGAATATTATGAGTGGCTAACGCCTGAGCATAGCGAGTTTGGGCTAAAGAAGACTAGGGATTTTTTTGATAAAATTCATGGTCTTGGCGGACTAAACTCTTTATCAAGATCGTTTTTGTTTGACGAACCTAGACTTATTCACCGAAACAAAATAACTGCCATCGACATCCTACCCTCAAAATATACCGAAGTTAAAAAAAGGTACTGGAGTAAAGCATGAACCATAAAGCAGAATATGAAGCCATTAAAAAACAATTGGCAGATTGCGAGAAAGCACTCAAGAATCGCTGTATTGAATGCTCAAATTACAACCATAAAACACGCCAATGCCTAAAGCATGGCGATGTGCCGACTGAGTATGTTTATCAGAAAAATGATTGTCCAGGCTTCGACTTTTGCC